GACGTATTCGTCGCAGCACAGATTTACAACATGCTCATGGAGTACAAGGGTGATGTGACCGTGAAGGTGGATGCGCTGGCGGCTTCGGCAGCGTCCGTCATCGCTATGGCGGGTACCACGGTGCTGATGTCCCCGCTAAGTTTAATGATGATTCATAATCCGATTACAGTAGCAATCGGGGATTCCAAAGAGATGCAGAAAGCGGGGGAGATGCTAAATGAAGTGAAAGAAAGCATCATGAACGCCTACGAGATCAAGACCGGGATGGACCGTAAGAAGATATCCCACCTCATGGATGCGGAAAGCTGGTTCAATGCGAAAAAAGCCGTGGAGCTTGGCTTTGCGGACGGCATCCTGCATGAAGGGGAAAGTACAGATGAATCAGAGGATGCGGCTATGGAGGGCATGATGTTCTCCCGCACAACGGTGACAAACTCCCTGCTGACAAAACTCATTCCGAAAAAGCCGGAGGCGAAAGTACCCATAGAGCAATTGGAAAAAAGGCTGCAACTGTTATCACATTAAAAATTTATGGAGGGAAATGTTATGAGCAAGATTTTAGAACTGAGGGAAAAGCGGGCAAAGGCATGGGAGGCGGCGAAGAAGTTCCTCGACAGCAAGCGCGGGGAGGACGGGCTGCTTTCCGCGGAGGACACCGCCGCCTATGAGAAGATGGAGAAGGAAGTGGTGGATTTGGGGAAGGAGATCGAGCGCCTGGAGCGGCAGGCCGCTATTGACGCGGAATTAAGCAAGCCCACCTCCGAGCCGATCACCAACAAGCCCAATAACCACCCGGACGGGGAGGAAAAGACGGGCAGGGCAACGGACAATTACAGGAGGACGTTCTGGAACGCCATGCGCCGGAAGAACTTCTTCGATGTGGAGAACGCCCTGCAGGTGGGTACGGATTCCGAGGGCGGCTACCTTGTGCCGGACGAGTTCGAGCATACGCTGGTGGAAGCATTGGAGGAAGAGAACTGTTTCCGCGGGCTTGCCACCGTCATCCAGACCTCCAGCGGCGACAGGAAGATCCCCGTGGTGGCGTCCAAAGGCGAGGCGGCATGGATTGACGAGGAAGGGGCATACCCGGAATCGGATGATTCCTTCGGGCAGGTTTCCATCGGCGCTTTCAAGGTGGCGACCATGATCAAGGTATCGGACGAGTTACTGAATGACAATGTATTCAACTTAGAGGCTTACATCTCCAAGGAGTTCGGGCGCAGGATCGGCACCAAGGAGGAGGAAGCCTTTTTCATTGGGGACGGCAAGGGCAAGCCCACGGGCATCCTGAACGCTGCGGGCGGTGCTTCCGATGGCGTGACCACGGCAACCGCCAACATCACCTTTGATGACGTGATGGATCTCTTTTATTCCCTGAAAGCGCCTTACCGCAAAAAGGCTGTGTGGCTGCTGAATGACACCACCGTGAAAGCCCTGCGGAAACTGAAAGACAACAATGGGAATTATATCTGGCAGCCTTCTGTGCAGGCTGGTGTGCCGGACATGATCTTAAACCGCCCTTACCACACTTCCTCCTATGTGCCGGAACTGGCGGCGGGAAATAAGGTGATGGCATTCGGTGACTTTTCCTATTACTGGATTGCAGACAGGCAGGGGCGCTCCTTCAAGCGTCTGAATGAACTGTTTGCAGCTACCGGGCAGGTGGGATTCCTCGCTTCACAGCGTGTGGATGGCAAGCTGATCCTTGCCGAGGCGGTAAAGACCATGACCGTGAAGAAAACTGCATCAGCGGCATCATAAGAAAGGGGGCGGCATGGATGGCGGTTCTGACATTGGAGGAAACGAAACAGTATCTCCGGGTGGACAGTGCGGATGAGGACGATTTCATTTCCGGGCTGGTCGAGACCGGGGAGAGGCTGTGTGCGGATGTGGCGCGGATGGATATAGCAGAACTGGAAGCGCATCTTCCGATGGTGCGGATTGCCGTCCTTTATGCCGCCGCCTACCTTTATGAACACCGGGAGCAGGCAGACCACGGGGAACTGGTGGGTACGCTGCGCTCCCTGCTGTTCGGCATACGGAAAGAGGTGTTTTGATGGCGCTTGGGGAATGGAAGGACAAGATTATTATTCAGAAAAGCATGGCGGGTAATGATAAAGCCGGGAACCATGTGCTTTCTTGGCAGGATTATTACGCCTGCCACGCCTATGTGAACAACCTTTTCGGGAAGGAGTATTGGGAGGCGGCACAGCTTAATGAGGAAAAAGAGATATTTTTCCTTATCCGTTATTGCAGCGAGGCCGCCGCCATCGACACGGAGCATTTCCGCATCCTGTTCCGGGGACAGGTCTATAACATCACGTTCATTGACAACGTGAAATATCAGAATAAAACCATAAAGCTGCGGGCGGCTTTGGAAAGAGGTAGGAATGTCTGAAAAGAAAGTATCCATCGAGCAGATGGCGGAGGCGGTCATGGACGGTCTGATCGAGTATGCCGGGCTTGCCACGGACATGATGAAGGACTGCGTCACCAAAGCTGGGAATACCGTCAAAACGGAAGTGAAAGCCAATGCCCCGGTACGGACGGGGCAGTACAAAAAAGGGTGGGCGGTAAAGAAGCAGAAAGAGACTGCCAATTCGCTGGAGCTGGTGGTGCATAACAAAAAGCGTTACCAGCTCACCCATTTACTGGAAAAAGGCCATGCCAAGCGGGGCGGCGGGAGGGTGCGGGCATTCCCCCATATCGCCCCTGCGGAACAGGCGGGCATCCGGGAACTGGAAGAAGGGATTAAAAGGGGGCTGGAAGGATGAAGCACGGAGAAGTATTGAAGATGATGGAGGAAATGGGGCTGCCCTTCGCTTATGACCATTTCGTGGAGGGCGAATCCCCGGAGCCGCCCTTCCTTGTATTTTTATATCCCAAAGCCGACAACTTTTCGGCAGACGGGATCGCGTATTTCAAAATTAATCAGCTTGACATCGAACTGTACACCGATCTGAAAAATCCCGACTTAGAGGAAACCATAGAGGCGGTACTGCTGAAACATGGCATCTTTTACGGGAAATCGGAAACGTGGATTGAATCGGAGAAGCTGTACGAAGTTTTGTATGAAATGGAGGTCTGAAATGAAGAACAACAATAAAGTGAAATTCAACATCTGCAACTGCCATTACGCCTTGCAGAAAACACAGGAGAACGGAGAGATCGGGTTTGAAAGCCCGGTGGCAATGCCCGGCGCGGTATCCATCGCCCTGGACCCCAACGGGGAGCCGGAGTCCTTCTATGCGGACGGCATCGAGTATTACATCATAGCCAACAACATGGGCTATGACGGCGACCTGGAACTGGCGCTGATCCCGGAGAGCTTCCGCACGGACGTGCTGAAGGAGGAAGCGGACAATAATGAGGTGCTTGTGGAAAATGCACACTCGGAAACTGCGGCCTTTGCGCTGCTGTTTGAGTTTGACGGCGACATCCGCAAGATACGCCATGTGCTGTATAACTGTTCCGCAAGCCGCCCCAAGATCGAGGGCAAGACCAATGAGGAGAGCCGGGAGGTGCAGACCGAGACGCTGACCATCAAGGCAAGGCCGCTGGCAAGCGGCTATGTGAAAGCCAAGACAGGCAATAAGACATCTGCGGAGACGTATGCCAACTGGTATAAATCCGTATATCTGCCGGAACCCAAAGCGGTGGATGCAGAGACAGAAGGACAGGGATAAGGAGGCTGAAAGGATATGAGCATAGTCAGAAAAATAGAGATTGACGGGCAGGATGTGTTGTTCAAGGCATCGGCGGCGATTCCGCGCATTTACCGCTTGAAATTCCAGCGTGACATTTATAAGGATTTGCGTATCCTGGAGAAAAGCATCGGTGAGGGGGATGAGGAGAATTCCAATCTCGATTTATTTTCGCTTGAAATGTTCGAGAATATCGCCTACACGATGGCGAAGCACGCCGACCCGCAGATACCCAATGAGGTGGACGAATGGCTGGACGGTTTCAACACCTTTTCTATTTATCAGGTCCTTCCACAATTGATAGAACTGTGGGGCTTGAACGTGCAGACGGATGTGGAGGCTAAAAAAAACTTCGCCCAACTGAGCGGGAAATGACCACGCCGCTGTTCCTCCTGCGGTGTGTGCAGCTAGGGCTTTCGATGGCAGACCTGGAACTGCTCTCCATCGGATTGATCAATGATATGTACTGTGAGAGCCGCAACGATTCATTTTCATACGCTATACTTGGCGATCAGGCCGCAATGGATGCCTTTTGATTGAAAAAACGGCCTTTTTCTGCTATGATTTTGGTAGCAGAAAATGGCTGCTAAAATCAGTTAAAGTTGGAATTTTGGGAGGAAAATATTAGTGTCGTCTTTATATTTTTCAGGCAGTAGGAATAAAGTCAGTCGGCGCAAAGTATCAAATTTTATTGGGTGTACAGATAGTGGGAGAAAGATATTATATTCATATGCAACCAATGCCATAGCAATTATTCTTGATTATAGTGTTGAAGGGGTATGTGATATATGGAAGGATGGGGTTTTATACTGTAATGGAGATAAACGGTATAAATTAGAAAGTAACATTGAATCCGCAAGCATAGAAGAACGTTTATTATATCATTCAAAAAATAATGGCATGGAAATACATCTTTTTATGGGCGAAGTTCTTAACGAATATAAATATTGTGGAGTATTCAACTTGGTAAAAATACCTTATCAAGAAAAAGAACTTTACGAAAATGAACAAGAGTATTTTAGATGGGTATTTCCATTGGAAGCCGCTAGAGGCTTGATATTTAAAATCCCTCAAAAATACGTTGTTGAAAGCAGCACTGCTAAAGAAGTAGCTGAATTCACTAAATATGAAGAAAAATTGTTTGTGGATGAAATAAATCACATGGATTTTTTAGAGGAAGGGGTAAGGTTTGAATATAAAGGGGAGCCTAAAAAGAGGGTGGAGTGCAGAGAAGTTAATGGGCAAAAGGTGTATATAAGAGATAAAAGAACAGCAATTAATGCTCTTGCACATGCTAATTTTTTATGTGAAATTGATAAGACACATGCGACTTTTATTCGGAGAAATTCTAATAAAACCTATACTGAACCACATCACTTAGTGCCTTTGGCATTTTCGTATATGTTTGATGTATCTTTAGATGTGGAAGAAAATATAGTTTCTCTTTGTAGTAATTGTCATAATCAAATCCATTATGGAAAAGACGCTGGTGTTATTTTAAGATATTTATATGAAAAAAGAAAAGAAATGTTAAAATCAGTGGGAATTAATATATCATTTGAAAGATTACTTCTTATGTATGAATTAGAATAGCAGATGATAATTCATACAGTAATTTCATTTTTAAATATTATGTTTAAAATTCATATTCTATTACATAGGCACTTGCCATAACAGCAGGTGTCTTTTTTTATGCATTTTTTCAGGGAGCCTTTGGGTTTCCTTTTTTCGTTATGGGGAGGTGCTTTGGGTGGGAGCGTCAAGGATACAGGGCATTACGGTGGAGAT